CTCCGTTCGCATGCCCCCGTGCTTCTTCGCACACGGCGCCCGCGTAGCCGTCGCGAGAGGTGCCGTTATCAAGCATTCCGATGTATATTCGCCCGTCATCAGAGACAGCCACATCCTCAACAGCATCCCATGTGCTAATCTCGGCAATAAACCCCGCTTTATTAAAAAAGCCGGTCTCCTCGCTAGCGCTGCACCCTGCTAGCACTAGCGCCGCTAGTGCCGTGATTAGTAGCTTCATAAATCCTCCTGAGTTTCCCTCATCGTAGCGCGAATTAACGTTAGAGGGTAGGGTCAGGTGGATTGCTTCGGCTGGTTTATTTCGCGATACACGTCATCAATCGCTAGTAGTACAGTGACCGCCTCGTCATACGGGCACGGCCACTGCATCTTTTCGCACAGCGTGAGAATGTCGATAGGATTGATCGACGAGATGCTGCTCATAGCAGGCGGGCGCGTCCTGGATGCGAGACTGAACCGCCGCATCCAGTTGCTCACGATGCTATCTAGCTCTGGCGCATCAAACTCAACGTCGAGGAATTCGCAATCAGTGCGGTACTCCTCGACGGCCTCATCAAACGATTGTCCTACGCGCTGGAACTGGCTTTGCCAGCGGAGGAAGCGGCAGGCTTTTTTGCTTGATTCTCCAGGTCTTCGCGCTCCCAGCGCTCAAGATCGTTTGCGCGATCAAGCACAAAGCTCAACAATTTCGGGTTGCGCTTTAGATACTTAGCGCCAACTTCGGGGGTGTATTCAATCACCTTCCCGTCTTCTGTGACGTTGCGCCAGTCTTTCAACAAACCGCGCGCGATGGCTTGGCAGTTCAGTGAATGGCGTTGCTGTGGCTCTAACTTTTCGCCGTGTTCTTTGCGGAACGATTTCTCTAGCTTTTCCACTTCGCGTAGATATTCAGCGTTGCCAGCGCGTGCCACTTTTAGCTCACTATCGCCCTGTACGGCAGACCATACGCCGGATTCAAAGCTGTCTGCGTCGTAGCTGTTTAGTTCAAACATAGTTATTTGCCTCATTATCTGTTGGTGGATGTCTGTTAAAAAAGATGCCACCGCGCGACAGACAGCACGCGGGGCCAAAGCGGTTAAACGTTTATTATGTGCCTGGGACTGTGCGTGTGATCGTGATCATCTCACCATCGGCTGCAACGGCCGCAGTGCCCTCGGCTGACAGGTCAAGAATGGCGTCTAGGGCGCCGGAAGGCGGCTCGGTAGACAGGTACACCTCACCGAGCGTAAATGCGTAGGAGTAGCCATCGCCGTCTGCCATGTTGAACGCTAAGGCGACTGGCACGTTAGCAATAGAGCTACGCCACAGGTCGAGCGCAGACGAAGCCATACGGATCGTGCTGCTGGTCGTAATATCACAGGAGCCTTTAAAGTGGTTCTGGTACAGCGATCCAACGCACTGGTCGGTTTGGTGGTTGTTATTGATCGTCAGACCAAGCTCTTTAAAGCAAGTATTCACCAGCGCAGCGCCGTCAACAGTGACGCCATTCAGGTTGTTGCTTGAGTCGAAGATTAGGCCGGTGGTCGCATCAGTAAAAGTGTCAGCGCCGGGCGCGTAGTCAGTTTCGACTTCGCGGCCCATGAACGTGATTTGCCCAGTGATTTTTTCGCCGGACGTAGCCGTCAGAGACAGCTGACTGACTTCCATATCTTTAAAAACGATATGCTCGTCGTCAGCTAAATAGCTCTTGATAACGTCAAACCGCTTGGTCGTGGTGCCAACAGTCAGCACATCAGTTGCCCAATCGGTGCACATCGCAGCAGCGAGGAAATCATCGAATGAGGCTGCGCTCATCTCGAAGTCTACCGAGCCGCCGGCGGTGATCGTCGTGACTTTTTGGCCTGAGCGCATTCGGTCGGAGCGAATCTCATCTGAGCGCTGCACTTCGGTGCCAGCCGTTAGCGCATCATTCGTGCGCCGGATTACTTGCCATGGGTCGGCAGAGCCAGCTAGGCGATAGCCGATTCGTACGCGGTTACTTTCCATATTTTTACCTCATGAGGGTTTTGTGCATAAAAAAACCCGCACTTGGCGGGTAATGGTGGTGCTTGGTGGAGTTAGTTATCCAGCTCTAAAGCTGAGGCTCACTAGGTACATGTACCATCCGTCACTCTCGCCTATGCGCCGAACAGACGCGGCTTGGGTTTCGATACCGCCGTCTTGCCAGTGCTCCCAATGCTGAGCTAGCGAGTCGGCTAGCAGGGCAGCGGGGCGCGAGCCTGTATTCTCATCAGTAAAAATCTGAAATTGTATAAGCCCTGTGCGTCGCACGCATGGATCAGAACCAATGCCCGCTGTGATTGAGGCGCCATGGTTGATCGTTAGCGTCACCCAGTCGGATTTGGTAGCAATGGCCTGATCAACAGCTGGTGAGTTTCGCGTGCCATCGTAAGCCACTGGCGGGCCGTTCCATCCGGCCATGTGGAATTCGACCGCGAGGCGGATTTCTTCAAACGTCATCGGCCTGCCTCGTTTAGATCGTTGAGTGTCACGGCATAGATGCCGCCTGGCGCCTGAGATGACGTCCCTGCTTCCAGCTTTTCGGCATAGGGCAGATTGTTCTGTATGTAAATCACGCCGAACGCGTCGTTTACTTGCCCGATGATTCGCATGCCCTCGTTTAGCGCCTGTGTGCCGGATGGGTCGGCGGCGTTAGGGTCTACGCTGTTATCTGCTGAGCCAACGGAAACGGTGTTATTGCCGCGAAACGCGCCGGTGTCTACAGGACTGCGCTCAATCACACCAGATAGTGCTTGGAGCGCAAAGCCGCGTAACCGCTTGTTTTGGTCGCGCTCAACTTCGGTAGCGAATCCTGATAGTGGTCTTGACCAGGCCATTTAGTCGCCCTCTATGTTGGCGTGCCTCGGCATTGTAGCGACCAAGCTGCATTTGCCGGGTCTTGCTGCACGTCGATAACGGTCATGCCGTTGATTACGTCATCGACTCGCGGGACAGCGGGGGAGCTGGTGCCTGTTAGCAACAACTCGTTTTGCAGCGCGGTGATCTTGTAATCAGTCGCTAGGATGCGAACGCCGTCGATCTCGAACGTGCGAAACCCGCCCAATACGCCGCGACCACGGTAGTTTGTGGTAATCGTAGGGTATTGCCCTGTGGCCGGGTCATACTCACCGCTCGATTGCGTGAACACACCCTCTAAGAGGCTGACTGTATCCGCTAGGTCAGTATCAAACGCTGCGGCAATGTCGGTCTGAATATCGGAGCGAATACCCATGTCAAGCCCTCCGTACATCGAAGTTAGAACCGCCGCCTGCGGGTAGGAAAGGCCTTAGCAGGTCGTGGACAAACCTAAGTTGCCCCGTGCGGGCGGTATAGCCGTCCATGTACTCGGTTTCTGACTCAACGCTGTCAGCTTTAACGCGCTTGCGCTTAACGGTGGGCTCGCTGTCAGCATAAAGGCCGTTGATAGACGCCTCTTTCGCCAGATATGCGCCCGCCAATACAACGTCCGCGTCAACCGGGTCATTCGTCGCTACGCCTTTGGCAGATAGCCAGGCGTTGGCTTGCAGAACAGCGAGATCAGCATCGCCATCGCCGAACCAGCTAACGCCTAGAATGTCGGTAACGTCGGCTACAGTAATGTAGATGTTCATTCGCTGTCCTTTGAAATAAGAGGGCGCCCGTGGACGCCTTGAGTGTTACTTGTCGCTGCTCTTGGCCTTGGTGCCGCCGCCATTCTTGCGCGCGGCATCTTGGGTCGCGTCAGTGCGCACGCTATCTACGCCGCCAGTCTCGCCAACCGTTTTGTCACCAACAGTGACCTGCCCGCCTTCGGAGCCAAAGCCCCAGCGCGCTTTTGCATTGGGGTCAATGTAGTTATCTTTTGCAGTAGACATAGATGAATCCTCTAGAGCTACTAGCCCCGCAGGGCTAGCAGTTGATTACGCCGCTACGTTTGAAGTTACAAATGCCATTGGCACCTGCTTGCGGTCGAATTTGCGCGTCCAGTTGGTGGCTAGCGCCAAGTCAGACCAGTTAGCAGAAATAGGCCGCGTAGTCGTCGGAGTGCCGGTGATAGTAGTGCCCTCAAACGTAAAGCCCAGCGGATGAATAACGAAATTCCGGCGTGTCCATAGCGTTTCTGCACCGCCGCCATTGCCGCGGTCGGGCGAGCGCTCGTAGTCAAGGCCATCTTCACCAGCGGGTTGTTCCTCGGCATAACCGATAGCGCCAGGGCCAAAGATGATCGAGAGATATTTGTCGGGCGCTGGGTCAACACCGGCAATTAGCGGCATACTGTCATCAACAACCACACGCATACCCTGGTAGCGCCCAAACTCAGGCACTTGGTCAGCAATCGGTGTGTAGTCGATCAGGTTGAGAATCTGCAGCTCGGTATGCACAGCAGAATGCATTGCGATGACGTTCATGCCGCCCATCTGGCCTGAGTAATCGCCCATGGTGCCGCGCGCACGAATGATAGAAGCCGCAGTAATTGTGCCGCCCGCGTCGACTACCATGTCGCCGCCGTTCGCGTCTACGTTGTCGTTATAGATGCCTACGGCGGTAGCGATGGTGCGGCGCTGCGCCACGCGCTGCCAGTAGCTCATCAGGCGTCGACCCACAAACTCTAGCGGATCTTGCTTAGTGATGTTTTTCACTAGGTTCATCGCCGCCCAGCCTTCGTTCAGGTACGCGGCTCGCGCAGACATATCGGCAGATGACACAGACAGCGGCACAGCGATATCAGTGTAAACATCGTTCGAGTAGTTAGACTCAATAGATGCGTCGAGGTCTACCCACCACGGGATAGTAAACGTGTTCGACGGCCCGGCGAGCAGGGTAGACATATCGCTGTTGCTAGTCAGAATTCCAGACTGAAAAAACGCTGTTCGCTCAGTGCTGTTAACGTCGATGTAATCACGCAGTTCGTCGCGAAATACAACATCAGATAAAATAGTAGGCATGGTTGTTCCTTAATTAATCGCATCATGCGCGGCTTTTAGGCGCTGATGTTCGGCAGGGTTATTCCGGCGAAGCTCTACGCGCTCCATCCCGGACATCTGGTCAAACTGCTTTGTGACGGCCCCGCCGCCTTGCGAGCCTGGGGCACCGCCCCCGGACGCCTTGCTACCGTCCACTAGGAACGGATACTGCTCTGATAGATACACGCCCAACCGCTTGGCATCCCATGCCTCGCCATCCGGGCCGTTGATTTTCACGCCTTCAGGCGTGTGGGCAATAAACTGCATCGCCTCTTTGCGCAGCAGGCTGTAGCGCTGCACGCCACCGGTTGCGTCTTTGTCAATGAGGCCCGCTACTACGCCCTCAGCCGTCATGTTGCGCTCACCGTTGGCCACTTTGTCGCGTAGCTCGGACAACTCTTTATCACGAGTGTCGGCACGTTCGCGCTCAGTACGGGCTAGCTGCTCCCATTCCTGCTGCTGTTCTAGTCGCTCGCGCTCTGCCTGTTCTTTTTCAGTCTCAAGCTCTTGTGAGCGCTTCTTAGCGGCAGCGCGTTCTTCGCGTTCTTTGCGCAGGGCCTCTTTAAGCTCCTTGCCGTCGTCGATGCCGTCAACTTCCAGCTGGTAGCCGTCGCCATCTTCTGCGTAAAGCGCCTGCTGTGATTCCTCAAGCGCCTCGAATTCGTCTTTGGTAATTTTAAACTTCAGTGCCATGTCACAAGCCCCGCTTGTTGGTTCAGCCTGCCCCGCAGGCATAAAAAGCCCAGCTCGGTGGCTGGGCTCTTGGTGATGTGGTGCACATTACTGCATAGTCAGGTCGTAGCGTGCAGCTAGGTCGTCAAGACTCAGCGTTCGGCCCATATCGTCAACAAACTGATTGATCTTGATCTTGCCGGATCTAAATAGCTTGGCTCGGGCAGGGCCGAGCACATCATCCTGGAACTCTTTGCTTTGGTTGCTCAAGAATCCGCCATACGTAAGCTGATTCGACACCGGCCCATCCATCGACGCACGCTGGCCAACGGTGCTGATTCGGTACTCGTCTTTGATAATGGGCCGCATCAAACTCCTACACCCAAAATGGGCTGGCGGTCGTGGGCCGCTATTGAGGGCGTACACCTGCCCGTCGCGCGACTGACATACAGCGGAGGTGCGGCCGTCGAGTGTAGACGTCCATTTCTCGCCGTCCAGAACGTCCGCGTTGGCCGTATAGAC